GAGAGGTTCCATGAGGACGGACGGATCGAGATAAAGAACGTGATGACCTCTACAGACAAGTTTGAGGACGTCGATGGAGAGATGCTAAAAGTTTTTGAGACCGAGGGATGGCTGATAGGATGTCTTAAACTAAACCTTGATGTACATAACCGTAAGCTACTCAGGACCAACGAGTTGGTAAGGATTTCACTGTCAAATGGTAACGAGAGAATGATCGACATGTTCAAGAGACGTCGAGAAGTTCTTCAAAAAAAAATTAACAAATACCGTAACTTATTGACAAAAATTAATTAATATTGTAACCCCTAATTTAATTTATATGCACTGGAGAAATTTAATGAAAGACAACAAGTACCTCGGCTCATGGGACTTGGAGGTCAATGGAAAGTATGAGCCAAAGCTGGTAACCATCAAGAAAATATACCAGGACGTCTTCGTAGGCGAGATGGGTAAGGAGGACAAGGTCTTCCTCATGATGGAGGAGTTCAACAAGCCGATGGTTTGCAACCGATCAAACTTCAAGAGGTTGGAGAAGTTCTTTGGAACCTTCGACTACAACGAGTACATCGGTAAGCAGATCGTCCTCAACACCGAGAAAGTCAAGTCACCCCAGGGAATGGTGGACGCACTGCGTTTCAGCACCAGACCTCTTCCAAAGAAGACCAAGAAGGTACTAACTGACGACCAGATGGAGAAGGCTACTGAGTCTGTATCAAACGGACGGTCAACACTGGCAAAGATATCTGCCGTGTACGAACTAACTGATTCACAAACTAAAACCCTGAAAGATGCTGAGAGTAAGAGCAAGTAAGTGTGCAGCCCTATTCACGGGCACGGACGGCCTCACTCAGAAGCAGATTGAGGCACTTCATGTATTGATGAACAAGGTCAAGCTTACAGACAACCAGGCGGCCAAGCGTGATGAGCTGATAGCCAAGCGTGACGCACCGATTACCTTGGGTGAGGGTGCCAGGACACTGATCGAGGAGGCCATAGATGAGATGATCTACGACTACAAGGTATCCTTTAACACGAGGGAGATGACCAAGGGCACCGATGTTGAGGACGAGTCTATAGAGATATACAACCGAATCTTCTTCACGGACTACAAGAAGATGGAGGAGGAGGATGATCATTTTTCACTCAGCTTTCTTTTTGCGTCAGGACATCCTGACATTGTTGATTGTGAAAGAAGAAAGGTGATCGACATAAAGTCCAGCTGGTCCAAGAAAACCTTCCCCAAACGTCCGCCAAAGAACCCAGCATACGAGTGGCAGGTAAAGATGTACCTATACATGCTTACCAAGAAGACTGGTGAGCACTGGGCTGATGGTGAGATTGCATACATGCTCACCACCACACCTGAGGAGCTTATGCCTGAGCATGAGGATGACAGCCTGCACTACATGGACGCACTGGAGGACAACCTTCGTGCAACCATAGTAAAGATAGAGCTGACTGAGGATGACATCAAGCACATGGATGCAAGGATGTTTGCCGCAGAGAAGTATGCAAAAGAATATGTAAATTTTTTAACAACCAAAAACAAATAGAATGAGTAATCAATTTAAAATGACAGGTGTCGTAGAAAAGATCTTAGACACAGAACACGTAAACGAAAAGTTTAAGAAGAGAACATTTGTACTGAACGATCAGGCAGACAAGTACCCACAAACCATATCGTTCCAGACGGTACAGGACAAGGTAAGCATGCTTGACTCCATCATGGAGGGACAAGAGGTTGAGGTGTCCTTTAACCTAAGAGGACGTGAATGGACGTCACCTCAGGGAGATGTCAAATACTTTAACACACTTGAGGCATGGAGGATAGAGGGATCAACCCAATCAGCTCCACAGCCAGTTACAACTGAAGAGAAGGACGGAGATCTTCCGTTCTAAGCATTGTGTGTTCATGATGAAAGCAGTTAGGGTTCTGCTGGTTAGCTGACCATACTCAGTAAAAACCTATAACACCGACTGTATGGTGGTCGGTGTTTTTTTAACCAATTTAATTTAATCATATGAAATACCACATCACACGTACAGATAAACTTGAGAAGAGAGATAAGGTCATAGAGAAACTAAAGGATCACTATGACGAAAGGAGTAGGAAGGGTATCATTAAGTACAACACAACACTACACGACAACAATGACGATGACTTCCTTGTGCATCTGCTTGAGGAGTTGATGGATGCCACGGCATATATTACTAAACTTCTAATGCAGAGAAAGGATGATAACGTACTTTAAGACAATAAACGACACAGACAAGCCCTACCATATAGACATCGATAGGGCTATAGATAGGATCCGTGACGGATCTTCAAAGGACTTGATAGGTAAGGTTAGGTTAGAGGGAGATAAGGATAGTAGGAATAAGTTAAAGAAACAACTTCCTGCTATCTGCTTCTCTGGAACCTTTTCTGACAGGCGTGACAGCTCTATCATAGAGCACAGCGGAATCATGTGCCTGGACTTCGATGGGTTCAGGGACGAGCAGCATCTACACTCAAAGAGGGTGGAGCTGATGGAGGACGAGTTCACGTACTGCCTATTCACATCTCCATCTGGGGATGGTATTAAGACGCTCGTTAGGATACCTAAGGATGCTAAGAATCATAAGAAGTATTTCAAGGCATTAGAGAAGTACTACGCATGCGATGAGTTTGACACCTCGTGCAAGAACATTTCCAGGGTATGCTACGAGAGTTACGATCCAGACATTTATATCAATGAACTTTCATCTGTATGGAAGGACATGGAGAAGGAGACTGAGTTTGTAACCAAGTCAAAGGCAACCATAAAGATATCAGACAGCAACGAGATCATACGTAGACTATCTCTATGGTGGGACAAGAAGTATGGCATGGTACAGGGGCAGAAGAACAACAACCTTTTCATCCTGGCATCAGCACTAAACGAGTTTGGTGTCAATCAGGATGAGGCGTTCAGTACGCTTAACTCATATGACTCTACTGGAGAGAAGTCCTCAGAGATAATGGCGATAGTGCGTAGTGCGTACAAGAACATATCTGGACACAACACTAAGTTCTATGAGGACATTGATAAGACATCAGAGATAGCCAACAATATAAAGATGGGCGTTCCCATCGCTGAGATAAAGGACAGTAACAAGGACGTAGATGTCGATGAGGTCGCTAAGACTGTAGACTTCAATGAGTTTTGGATAAAGAATAGTAAGGGCAAGATTGATCTTGTGCCTCATCTATTTAGACTATACTTGCAGGATAATGGTTTCTACAAGTACTATCCAGTGGGTAGCAATAACTTTGTATTCGTGAGGGTGATTGATAACACGATATCGGATGTGAATGAGGAGATGATAAAGGACTTTGTCCTTGATTACCTTTTGGGTATCGATGACATGTCGGTATACAACTTCTTTGCACTGAACACAAAGTTTTTTCAGGAGACATTCCTAAACTATGTCTCAAGGATAGAGCCTAACTTCATGGTGGACAACACTGATGAGGCTTATCTTTATTACCTGAACTGTGCCGTAAAGGTCACAAGGGATAGCGTAGAAACCATTTCTTACAGAAACCTTAAGGGGCATGTATGGGAGAAGCAAAAGATAGACAGGGACTTCATAAAGTCCGAGTTCAAGGACTCAGAGTTCAGGTACTTCATCAAGAACATATCTGGAGACAGGTCAGACAGTACAAGGTCTATGGAGAGCACACTGGGATACCTGATGCACTCACACAAGCCAGCGAGCTACTGCCCTGCTGTGATACTCAATGACGAGATCATATCTGACCATCCTGAGGGTGGTACTGGTAAGGGTATCTTTGTCAAGTCAATAAGCCACATCAAGAAGATGGTAATAATTGACGGTAAGGGATTCTCATTTCAAAAATCTTTCCCGTACCAGAGGGTTCAGGTAGACACTCAGACTCTTGTGTTTGATGACGTCGCCAAGAACTTTGACTTTGAGAGATTGTTCTCTGTAATCACGGAGGGTATAACACTTGAGAAGAAGAACAAGGATGAGATACACATACCCTTTGAGTACTCTCCAAAGATTGTCATCACCACGAACTATGCGATCAAGGGAGCTGGTAACAGCTTCGAGAGGCGTAAGTGGGACCTGGAGTTTAAGCAGTACTACACAAAGAGTTTCACACCTGAGAGTGACTTCGGTCACATGCTATTCAGTGAGTGGAATGATTCTGAGTGGTCAAAGTTTGACAACTACATGATCGACAACCTGCAGCTATATCTAAAGAGTGGCCTTGTTGTTTGTGAGTTTAAGAACCTCAAGGTAAGGAACTTTATTGCCGAGACAAACTCAGACTTCTGGGAATGGTCGGAGCAGAAGGACAACTCTTACACAAAAAAAGGATCCGCCAGTCTTGGTATGGAGCTATACAATAACTTCACTGACGAGTATCCAGACTACGGAACCTACGGAAAGTTTAAGCTTTCTCATAGTAGGTTTTACAAGTGGCTAGATAGTTATGGTAAGTTTAAGTACGACACCAATCCAGTGATTACCAGGAAAGCTGAAGGAAAATTTATAGAATTTATAGAAAATGAGCCTGAACAGGTTAAACTAAACTTTTAAGATATGAAACTACGTGACTACCAGGTAGATATATCCAAGAGAGGTGTGGATATACTGAACAGACTTAATATGGTTTGCCTTGCGATGGAGGTACGCCTTGGCAAGACCTTCACATCCTTAGAGATATGTAGGCTTGCTGGGGCTACCAAGGTTTTGTTCTTGACAAAGAAGAAGGCCATATCATCCATACAGTCGGACTACGATACGATGGATCCAGGGTTTGATATAACGATCATAAACTATGAATCTATACACAAGATTGAGGATGTGATGTTTGACGTGGTGGTGTGCGATGAGTCACACACCATGTCTGCATTTCCTAAGCCAAGCATAAGGACACGTCAGATAAGAAAGATGTTGTCCATAAACAATGCCAAGCTTATACTCATGACTGGCACACTGACTCCAGAGTCATACAGCCAGATATATCATCAGTTTTATGTGCATCCTGACAATCCATTCAGGTCATACAAGAACTTCTATGCATGGTCTCATGACTATGTCAATGTGTGGCAGAGAAAGATAAACAGCTTCATGGTAAACGACTACTCACGTGGTATCGAGGACAAGATCATGGGTGCTGTTGCACCATACGTGATATCCTTCACACAGAAGGAGGCTGGATTCTCTACAGACATAGAGGAAGAGATCCTGTATGTAAAGATGCAGGACAGGACGTACCAGATATGTGACAAGCTTTCTAAGGATCTTGTTGTTGAGGGAAGTGAGGAGGTTATACTAGGTGACACTCCTGCTAAATTGATGCAGAAGCTACACCAACTTTACAGCGGAACTGTTAAATTTGAATCAGGAAATAGCATGGCCATTGACAGAACAAAGGCTATATTTGTCAGGGACAAGTTTAAGGGAAGCAAGATCGGTATATTTTACAAGTTTAAGGAGGAGTTAAAGGTACTTCAGTCTGTGTTTGGTGACAGCCTTACTACAGACCTGGAAGAGTTTAATTCAACCGAAAAGTCAATCGCACTTCAGATCGTTTCTGGGCGTGAGGGTATATCGCTACGTAATGCTGCACACCTTGTCTTCTATAACATAGACTTCTCTGCAGTCAGTTACTGGCAGGCCAGGGATAGGATGACTACGATGGACAGGACCTTTAACAAGGTGTACTGGATATTTAGTGAGGGTGGTATTGAGGACAAGATATACACAGCGGTAAAGAAAAAAAAGAGTTATACTGTTAACATATTTAAAAAGGATTATGAAAAGGATAGAGATAGAGGATAAGCTTCACGATCTTAAGGAAGAGCTTGTAAACGTAAACATTGAGCTGAGTAAGAATCAGTTTGATAAAAGGTCTATTAAGAATAATATAAGGTATTACGAGGACATGCTGCTGAATCAGCTAGAGATGGACTTTGATGATTGTGAATAAGAGAGGATGACTGAACAGAAGATACAGGCTAAGTTGATAAAACAGTTGGAGGCGGATGGCTACTACGTTTTGAAGTTGTCCGTCACCAACAAGCCAGGTATCCCTGATCTTATTGCAATACCCAAAGACTCAGACGCTGAGTTCTATGAGGTCAAGCGTCCAGGTAAGAAGCCTAGACCATTACAGGAATATAGAATAAAAGAGTTAAAAAAACACGGACTAAAAGTATATGTATATGATGGAAAATCTAAATAAATTAAGACAGGTAAAAGACAGCGTGTATAAGCACGATGTAAATAAAGAGAAAGAAAATGTAACAATAAGTGACCTATGCGATATGTATCCAAACGATGCAGATCTGGGTAGAGAGATTAGAATTTTAATTAAAAACATTAAGAATGATAGATAAAATTATAGAAATTATAAACAGAGACAGGCTTTCAACCAGGGACAGACATAGGTTCCTTGTTCATAAGAGAGCATTTTTATTTGCAGTCCTTAGGGAAAATGGATACTCCCTTGATTATATAGGAAAATTATTTAATAGAACTCATGCTACGGTTATACATGGGTTAAATGGATACGATTACTGGACTAAGAATAAGGACGAATTATTTTATGACGACGTATCTGAATACATGGATATTTTTGGCTATAAAAAGATAGAGATAAAAAAGAGTTACAACCTAGTTGAAGATATAATAAATTGCAGGCAGTTTAAGGATGTTGAAACTATAAAGAGGAGGATAGCAAATGAAGTGTACTAGGGGAGTATACTGTGTGGATATAACGGTCAATGCAAGGCCTGTGTCCATGAGGTCAAGACTTCGTAAGATTAGTAAGACTATAACCATGATCCCTATCGCACTTGATGACTCATTAAACCCTTTAAATGAGAGGTTTATAAATAGGTTTATAAAGAGAGAAGATATTCACAAATACACTGTGAATTACTCTATATCTAACAAAAAATACCTTTCAGGGCTTTGTTACGACATATAAATTACATATATTTGGCATTATGAGTCATGTAAACTACGTTAACGCTGTGATGTCTGAGATAAATAGCATGACCGATTCTATATATGAGGCGTTGATGGATGAGGATAATAGTGAGTTGAAAGACAATATTCAAAATTTAATTAAAATCCTTAAGGATATACAAAAATCACATGAGAGTTTATCGGAATAGAGTACTGGAGTTGTATGACAACGGTATGACAAATAAGACAGAAATTTCTAGGCGTATAACTAAAGAGTTTGACCTTGATTCAAATCCTGATGCCGTAAGGATGCAGGTAAGAAAAATAATTAATAATAGAGCGATTGATGACGAGTGCGAGTCCGTTGGTATAGATCCAGCTAAGGTTAAGCACTACTGGTACAAGGGTAAGCACTACTCAATAAATGTGTCAGGAAAGGATGATTTTGATCCAGAGTCATTCATATCTGAGCTTACTGAAGAGGTATCAAAATGGAGTCCTAAGTATAAGAAGATCAAGAGGAAGAAGACAAAAGATCCTCACTGCCTTGTATTTGATCCTGCAGACATCCATATAGGAAAGCTCTGCTCATCCTTTGAGACTGGTGAGGAGTATAACAGCCAGATCGCTGTACAGAGGGTTAAGGAAGGACTTGAGGGTATCCTATCAAAGTCTGAGTCATGGAACATAGACAAGATAATATTCATAGCTGGTAACGACATACTACACACCGACAATCCCAGGAGACAGACGACAAGCATGACTCCACAGGATACCGATGGTATGTGGTACGAAA